CATATATTGCGGTGAATTTGCTTATCTATGCAAATTAGACATGGCAACCCTTGTGGATAGGATTGCGGTTGTATCAATCTAACAAAGTGAAGTCAATAACCTGACCGAGGTTAAATCGTTTTATTATTTCAAACCAGTGAGCATCAGGAACCGTTTGGCAACCTGCACTCCACTTGTTTACAAAGTTTCCTATACCTGCACGGTGCAAGTTTATCCCATAAAGGCCGAATTGCTTTGTCACCCCGTCAACTAAATTGTTTTTATTGCCGTCACGCTGAATGGTAATGGGTAAAACCTGCTGGAAGTAAGGCGCACCCAACCAAAGGTTTTTCCAGTTCGCACCTGTCACAAATCTGTGCGAATTTGTGACTTGCTGTGCAACGGCAACGGCTGTGCCAGTAACACCGCCAACGGTCAAAGGATTGTAAACGTAAAAATCACCAGCCGTTGTGGATGCCGGTGCCACATACACAATCCTGCCGTTTTTGTAGCATACCACAAAATCATCGAATTTATTACTGAACACCATATCCGTACGCAACCACACCAACCCATCAACCGGCATCACGTATTTGCGGGCCTTTATTTCGGCTTTTATGTAGTTGTCAAGTGCATTGATTGTTTGTGAGCCAATCACCCCGTCATTGGCAATTTTTGCTCCTTTTGTGTTCAGGTATATTTGCAGGTTTTTCATGCGAGTAGTTTTTTATCCCTTGTTTTTATCTCTTGGCAGAACGTAATTGCAGGCTTTCCCATCCGCCCCCATGCTTTCCGTGCATCGTTTTCCGTGCGGTAAACGCAGGGTTTTATCACCGCATTAAGTTCGGCAGATGGATGCCATTGCCCGTCTTTGCAATAGTAAAAATCTTGTATGCCTTGCTGTTTAATTAGTGTAAACATTCTACAAAGTTACTTTGCAACAGCAACCAATCCAAACACAACCGCAATCGTTTTCCATAAATTCGTCTTTACACGCTCTTTTTTTACTTGTTTGGCACAATCACTCATCAATTCTTTTTGAGTGGCTGTAATCGCCTCTAAATGCGAAATTACGCTATCTTGATAAATAACCACTTGTCCTTGATTTGCAATTATTAAACTATCCTCAAAAACAATCTCTTTCATCAGGGCATTTTCAGACAGCAGATTTGCAATGCCAGAAGTGTCACCAACGAGTGCCTCAATGGTCAGCGTGTCGTGGACATATTTTGTCCTGATTTCACGCAAGGTTTTTATTTTTACTGCACGGCTATTCAGCAGGGTTAAATACTCGGCTTTCAAGCTGTCGATTTCTGCCTTGTATTTGTCCACTTTGCCTTGCATGGTGTCTACATTTTGCCGTGTTTGGATTGCATCCTCACAACTCCGAGTGCTAAACACAAGGAAAAAAAGCAGAAAAACAATAATACCTGCATTTACCCACCTCATTCCTCTGCGAAAAAGTTTGTGACAAATTTGCCAACCGCACCCAGTACACCGCACAGCAACATCAGTTTTGGGTGGTCAAGGTTTAACCCGGCAACAAACAAAGATGCAGCCGCAATGCTGTCCCCCAAAACACGAAAGCGTTTAGGTGTTGGTGAGAAATAGTTTTTCAATTTCATCTTCCTTGTCCTACGTACGGCTTGCTGCTCTTGTGTTTGTTGGCTGACTTTTTGTGCCTGCCCAATCTCTTTTTGGGTTTCGGTTGCCATTTGGTTACCTCTTTACTTTTTGCCATGTTTAAAAAACTTGTAGATGCCTATGCAAGACAGCACCAATGCTGCGGTAAATGAAAGGAATTGAATAATGGGCAGCAACTTTGCTGCTGCTCCTGCAACCCATAATAACCAACTGCCCACTATTGTTTCGTTCAAATTTTTCACGGAAAGGGCGGTGATGGTTTTGGTACAAACGGGATAAGCGGCAAATCTTTCACCCACATAAAATCAGGGTTTACGCACTGGGAAATCTCCTCAACCGAAATCACCCACTTGTCGTCAGCATCTTGGATAGGGTTGAAATAGCTATCGGCCATATACCATTGACCGACTAAGCTGTCTTTGTCTTCGATTGTCAGCACACCAACGTAAGTGCTGTATTGTTCGGGCGTTATGTCTTTTATGGTTATCATACGTTACGAGATAAAGTTGTTTGATATGCTTGAACTGCCGTGTAAAGGTTAGCGGCTTCGGTGTCGGTTAGACCGTCACCTATTGTGGAAAATGCAAGCTCACGATTTGAATAATATTTTGCGCCAACACCTGCATGGTTTGCAGCTCCTAAATAAATTGTAGAATTAAACAATGATAATGATTGGCTTGTTGTTGATGAACCAATTGAAGTTCCATTTTTATACAATTTGCCTGAATTAGATGCAGTTGTTGTCAATAATCCATAACCTAATGAATCAGAAACAGATACAACTATGCTGTGACTTCCATTATATGCTTGAAGCTGTAAACTTGCTCTCATTGCTATTTGATTGAATGAATAAGTTGTATTGTCTGTTATACCACATTCAAATTTGAAATCTTGATTAATTCCTGAATTTGTATTAGTTCTTGAATATACAGATATATGATTACTATTTAACATTAAATTAGCAGATTGATTTAATTTAGTATCGGCATAACCATTTGTGCCGTTTGGAAGCCACCCGGTTGAGCTGTGCGTGGAACCCCCTGCAAACACCAATCTAAATGCAGCATCAAGGTCACGAGGGTCTTTTAAGTTCCATTTGTGAGTTGATGAAGTTCCACCTACAAAAGGATAAATGGCCTTCATTTTATCCCAAATGGAATAACCTTTCAAGTCAGTTACCAACGTATTAATGGCTGACTGCTGTGTTGCATCAGTTATCCCAGCGGCTGTGATAAATGCCTGTGCATCCGCATCATTAGATGGGCCACCACCTGCTACAAATGACCGAACACCTATCCTAATCATACGTTGTAAGCTACGATGCTTCCGCTTGTCAGTGTGATGCTGCTGAAATAATCACCTTCGGGCAAGGAAATGAACGTGCCTTGTTTCAAGGTTACGCCTGTCAGTCCAAGGGTTGTCATTACGCTGCTACCTGCTTTGTCAAGGGCAGCGGAAACAACCGCATCTGCGTTAACTACAAAACCCTGCCATCTGCCAGTGTTTGCGCCTGTTCCTGATAATACCTTGCAGCCAGTGAAGCCGCTCATAAATTCTAATGAAGTACTCATATTATTCTATTGTTGGAAATGTTAAATTGTTATTGGGGGTGTCGCAGTAATCACGTAGGTTGCTGCAATGAAATTCAATGACACAGGCAACACCGCTCACGATGTCTGTCTGTGCGTCATAAAAGGGTGTGATGCTGTCAGCAATCACCCACGTTCCTGCGATGTTGCCACGATAAACGTAGCGCAGCATGGAGTAAATATCCAGCATCACGGTGTGCATATCGGATATGCGTTCCACCGCATCGGTAAAATCTTCCCGGTGGCGGTCAGCAATGGCAACGGCAAACCGATAAATCACCTTGTCAACCGTTACCTGCGAGCCGTCGGGAAAAATCCTCATTAACGGATAAAGCTGCTCCCCGCTCGTGTTGATGTTTGGCTCAACATTAACGATTGTTGCCTTTATCTGCTTGTGATTTTGCCCTGCTCTTGTCAGTGCTGCCAGTAGCTGATTGATTGTTACCACTTAAAAATAGCTTTAATTTGTTTTCGTTCTTAATACGTACTTTGTTCATCTAAAAAAACCACGTAAAAATTTATATTCCTCATCCTCACCCAGCATAAAACCGCCAAAAATGACTTGCTCTTGTGGGTTAATCGTGTCCAATCCCGGTGCAGGTGTCCTATATTCAGGGAATAAATCCATGTTTTCACACAAATACAACCGCATTCTTTCGGCATAATACTCGGCTTTTTGCTGATAACGCTGCTCAATCATGCGTAACTGGTCAACATCAATGGCATTTGCGTTCTCTGCACCCCGTGTAGCTACCGATTTATTCATCATTTTGAACGTCATGGGCAGGATGCTATCCGTAATAACGTAGTGATACAAACAAGGTGCGATGTATTTGTTGACCAAAGTCAGGTAATTACCCGCCAATCCTGCCCCGTTTATGTCGTCACAAAGTTTATCGTAAAGGGTTGAGCCGATTATATCCCGAATATAAATGTCTTGGGCGGTACGCATGGCTGTTTGTAGCAGCTTGCTGTCCACGTTTTCGTCAATCGGGGTGTTTTTCTTAACGTCCTGCTCTGATATGAAATATGCAAATGTTGCCATTATGATTTTCTCCTTACTACTTTTTGCGACCACTCATGTCTGCAATGCGGAATGTGCAATGGTGGCTCACTATTTGGAACGGTGTACCAACCACCACGACGAAGCCATGCGTTGTAACCTACTATGCCGCTTATTTGGTCTATTTCTGCACGGGTGTATAGCTTTTTCAAGTCGGTCATTTTGATACAGAACTCACGCGACTTTCCACCTGGTTGCAAAGGCAGTGCATCAGGGCTTAAATCGTATTTGTAACGCACCTCTATTTTGGGCAATCCCTCGTCTTGAATGTCTGCCCTCCCAATGTCGGTGATTTTGATTGCGTTGTTTGTCCAGTTCAGCTTGCCGTCGGATTGCAGTTTTTTCAGGATTTCGATTACCTCTGGTTCATCCAATTTTACGGCATCAGCAATGTTTTTCACCGTGGCTTTTTCATCAGCCGTAACCACCGCAAGGACTTTTTTCTCTTTTGTGTCAAGGGCAAACAACATTGGCACGTCTTCAAACTCATCAGCACTCATACCGAACTTGGAAAATACCTCGATGTCGCTGTCTTTCCATGTTTCACATTCACATTTCATTTTTACTGCTGTGAACGTGGTAGGTTCGGGTGCTGTGCTGGGTGTACTTGCAAGCGCATCTCCACCTTCAATAGGTGGCAATCCTGCCAATGCACGTTTTTCATTTACGGTCATATTGGCAAGTACGTTGTTTGCTACCAATGGTGACAAGCTGTTGATATTGTCAATGGTTTTCTGCGCTGCATCAATAACTTTTTGCTCACTTTCACCCAATCCTAACTGCTCACGGGCTTCATCTACGGTGGCAATTCCTGCACCATACAAAGCCACGTAATCAATAGCTAAAAACTCGCTGTCTTTGGTGCTGATTTGGATGCCGGGATAAACGGTTTCAAGGGTATTTTCAAGGCACGTTTCAATCTTTTCCTGCCTGCGGTTGATGTAGCTTTTATGCAGCAACTCATACGCCTGTATCATTTCGTTACGCTGCCCCAATGCACCCTCAGTTGCGTAGCCCAATAAAATCTTGGGGAAGTTATGACCGACGAAAATCTCATCCTGCACCGTTTCATTCAACTGCAAAAACTGCTTATCCATTTCGCTCGGTTGCAGGTGATTAATGGTGGCCTCTTTCTCGTTCATTTCATTGAACTGAATTAGCACACCACCTGCGTTGTCCGTGCCGGTTGTTTTGGCTTTGAACTTACGCTCAAATTCGTAGGCGATTTCCTGCGATGGCTGCCCTTTAAACAACTGTACCAACGTACCGTTTGAAAACCCGTTGCGGATGTTGTTGTTGTGGAAGTTTGCTATCTCAACATCAATTTCAATATACTGCAAACAATGCTGGTAAGGTGGCAGGGGGTAAACACCCAATCCCGGTGCGTATTCACGGAAGTAAAACAACTGCACCTCCATTGGCTGTGCCTTTTTGGGGTTGAAAGGGCGGTAATGCTTCATGTCCTCATGCTTCGCCTTTTTCCAATCCTCTGCGTACATATACAAGTCGTGGTCAAGTGTACGAACCTTGCTAAAATCAACGTGGTATAAAGCAGCTAATTGTCCCAATTTATTGTAATGTACCTCGTATGCAAAGCCGTTGAACAACTCGTAATCAAGTGCCAGTTTATTTTTGAACTCCTGCACACCCTCGTAAGGGTTCACGTAATCAATTATTTTGACAGCGTTGGGGTTGCCCTCCACAATCGTTTCCTCACCTGCTACAAATCGTGCCTTTTGGCGTACGATTGCACCATGTTTTGGCGAACGGTTGTAAAATTCCAATAGGTGCTGTGGGAAATCGTTGGCTTCCCCAAAATACATTATGCCCTTATTCTTATTCTCTTTGAATACAGGCAACTTGCTTTCGGCAAAATTTATGCGTAATAGTTCAAAACTCATCCTACGTTGTGCTGTTTAATCGTTGTGTTGACCTCGTGGTCATTAAATGGGGTGTGGCTGGTAGAAACATATGCAAGGCCTCTGTCGATTTCCTCGTTTGCCAGCAGATAATTTGTGTTGGTCGGTGAAGTTTGTGCGTATAATGACCAATAATGCGTACCTACGGCAAGCGTTTTGGCGGTGCTGCTACCCTCAACAAATGAAAATAGCTGATATCTGTTGGGTGCTGTGCTGCTGTCCGACACGATAAATGCCTTGCGTTCCTGCGACATTTCGCTCTCGAACACCAATAAATAATACACGGGAGAAATTGTCACTTTCTCCTTTCCTGTTATTATCAATTCAGGTGTGCCGCTTTTTGTGATGTATAACATCAACTATAAAAGTAGGTAATTCCGATGTTAAACAAAAAGGGCTACCGAATGGCAGCCCCTTTTGCATGAAACACTCAAATCAATCAAGAACCGAGAGCGAGCGAAGTTACAACAGAAGATTGAACTTTCAAAGGTAAATCGGTTTCTTTGTGCAAAAAGTTCAGCACATGACCTTTGAAGTCACCAAACGCCTGACCGAAATTGCTTTCACTCTGCTGCAACTGAACACCATAGTCAGCACCCAACAGCCAGTAGTCACCGCTTGCATCAAGGGCAATGGCCAACATTCTGTTCTGTGCCAGCAGCTTAATTTCGTTACGCTGGGCGGTTGTTACTTTGTGCAGACGAGCAACAAGGTCGGCTTCGTAAAATACAGTGCCGTTCTCGGTTGAGGGAATAGTACGCCAAGTCATAGAGGCAGTTTCTTTTTCAAGTTCGTACTTGAAATAAGATTTGCCACCTGACAAGGTGTGGGCGGATACTTCTCCGCTTGATTTAGTGAGGGTTGACTTCGCTGAAAATTCAACAAGCCAAATGGTCTTAATGCCTGCACTTGCTGTCTTACAGTCAAGTACAAAGCCCGTGGTTAACTGACACATATTTTAATTTTTTTTTATTAAAAAGGGGGTGAGGTTGTATCCCCACCCCCCGGGTTAAACTTACTATTCAGTAACTTACTATTTGGTTACAGAGAGAAATACACGATTTGGTCACAATAACCCAGCTGCACCCCGTATTTAAAGGCAGCGTGGAATTGAACTCTCCGCTCAAATGGATTGAAGATGAACTCGAACTCACTTTGTTCGTCGAATAAATCCGTACCCAAGAAGAAGTTACTCCAAAGTCCGGCAACGATTTTGTTGGTTCCATTCATACCATGCAGACCGTAAATCTTGATACCAGTTACAGGGTCAATGATTTCCATTTCAGCAACTTCGTTGGCAGGGTAGTGATAAAGATTAGCACCTACCAACCATTGACGGTATTTGCGGAAAGTATCAACACCCATACCGATGAACAAATCGGGTTTGCCCAAAAGTTCAGCAGGAATTACGCTGTAAATGGTACCCAGAATGTCGTCGATGTTTGAAGCAGTGATTGAAGTGTAAGCATCACCCACGTTGCCTTTGATGGGGTCACCAGCACCACCGAAGCCCAAGTCACCGAGAATAGTCAAGAAACCATCCCAGTAAGCGTTGTTTCCAGTTCCACCTGTGGTGTCACCCTGCCAAATTGCGGTTTCGATAGCTTCGGCAATTTTGGCAGCTTTTTCAGCACCAATCTGCTCGGTGAACACGCCCATGTCGATAGCTTCGCCAGCGGCAAGTGCTTTCTGTGTGTACTTGGTTTCAAGGTCTTTGGGGCAAAGTGTTTCTTGTACCTTTACTTTACCTACGGTCAAAGTACGCTTTGAAAGGGTGGTGTTACCGCTGGTCTGGTAAGAACAGCTGTCACTTTGAAAATAAACGTCAGAATAAAGCAGAGGCAATATTTCTGCGCTTTTAATGTTAGGGAGAACTTGTCCAGCGGCATTCAGCAGATTTGCTGTTTTGGCGGTGAACATAGCTTTGGTCAGGAGCTGCAAGCTCTCCTCTTTGGTGTAATTCGATAAACCGGTTACGTCAAATGCCATGATTATTTAGTTTTTAATTTTGTTTAAAGCAGAAACAAAACCCTTAAAAATTTCCTCGTTTTTTTTGTTTACTGAACCAAAGGGTTTTTTGGTCGGTTCAGGTGTAGCAGATGCAAACTTTTCAAATACGCTGAAAGTTTCTTCTACTTTGCCCAACACATTGATAAGGGCGTTTTCAAGGGTGGCGATCTTCTTTGCCATTTCCTCATTGGCGGCACGCAGAGCATCAAATTGTTCCAGCGATGCGAATTGATTTTCAACCTCAACTTCCTCAACTTCGGCTGTTTTCTCTTCGATAAGTTCAACAACTCCGTCTTTTGTAGTTACAAGCAGGCCATCGGTGGTTTCGTGTACGGCATCAGGGGCAGGCACAATGCCCTCCTCTGTTTTAACCGATAACATACTACCCACGTTTAATTCGTCACCGTCAAATACTACGATTGTACCGTCAACCAAAGTCAACTCACCAAACGCAGCTTCAACGGGTGCAGGAACTTCATTGAAACGCTGCTTTACTTCGGCCATAAAAGCCGCAAGTCCGCTTTTCATTTCGTTAAGTTCTGTTTTGAAATCCATACCATAAAAGGTACAAGACCAAAAACCTATGCAAAATTTTTCAGCATGGCAGCTATTTCACGCATCAGGGTTACGACTTCGTCTTGCTCTTCCATGTCAAAAAACCCCTCAACCGAAAACCCTTTCCATTCACCTGCCTTGACTTTTGCCCACAATTCGTCATTGTCCACTAAATAGGTGAGAAACCAGCTACCGTCTTTGGCATCCTCATATCCTTTGGGTGGCATAACACCACGCTCTCGGTCAATAAAGTAACTCTCAATCATGTGGACACCACCATCAACCGGGGTTTCGTGGTCGGTATTTACGGCCTTGTAGAAGTTTTTACGGACAAATTTTTTGGCAATAGTCCAAATGGTAGGTGCATCAAAGGTTACATAGTACTCACCACGTACATCATCATAGCGGTAAATGGGTAAATCGGCCAACATTGCTGGGCCAGTCACAATGCGTTTCTCTTCATCCTGCACTGAATACGCTTGTTTCATGTCTATCTGTTGCAGTTTACGGCTCGCCCATTCAATACCCTCATCACCACCCCACGCTAACCACATCAATCTACCGCATCCATCTCCAAGTTCTTTGTCGCTGTTCTGTCTGTGGCGTTCAAACCCTGCCATTCGTGCAATGGTTTCACGGGTGATGGCTTCACCGTTTGCCAACTGGTTTGCTCTTATCTTGCCAACGGGTGTGCCGCAATCACCCCAGCCGTTTTCCTCTGCCCAACGTAGTGCAATCTTTGCATTTTCTTTGGCGGCTTCGGGATAGTCATCGTAGCTTTCAAATTCCTTGCGGCTTTCCCACTTAGAATAACACACGGCTGCGGCTTGCTCTTGTTCCATGCCCTCACCAATCATGACCGGAATACACCTGCTGATAAATTCATCCTCGGTTTCCTTTGCACCCGGTTCCACAAACTGCTGATTAAACAGCATGAAGTCCTTTTGTATTGCTGGGCGTTCCACGAAAGAAACTACATCAACCCCGGTATCGTCATCCTCATTAACTATGATTTTGTAAACTGGCAAGTCCATATCTTTAAAAGTAGGTTTAAACAACGCTCGTATTTCTTAACCTGCGGACACGGGTTTGGGTTTTGGTAATATCACCCTCTAACACATACACCCTGCCCATTCCACCGAACTGCTGCTCATCGGGCAATCCACCGCCAACGGTAGGTGCAAATGACGGGGCAGCAGGTGCAGCGGCAGAGCCACCGCCACCACCTCCACCGCCACTACCTTTTATTAATGCTTTTGCCCTTGCTACGTTTGAAAGAATAATTGCTACATAAGCGGCATATTTAGCAAAACCTGCTGCACCGCCTGTCGCCACGTTGTCGGGTGTGGTAGCCATTGCGTTGGCTTGTGCTGCGGTCAATGCCTTTGCGGTATCAACTGCGATTTGAGCAAGGCCAAACGCCTTTTGCGACTTTTCGCTTTCACCAAACAACTGACCGAGCGAGCCGATTATTGACGATGCACTTTCGAGGGTTGCCATTTCAGCCGCACGTTTTGCTTTTTCTGTGTCCTCTTTGGCTTTGGCATCCTTGTCGTATATGTCTTTTTTCTTTGCCGCAATATCTTTTTCAATATCTACTGTGCTTTGTCCGTAATCACGGGCATTTTGTAATTTTGCATTTAATCTTTTAAGTTCAAGTGCATCAAATTCAGCTTGTGTTGCGCCCTGTTGTATTAAGGCAGTTTGTTGTATGGTAAAATAGTCATCTGTTGCCTTTTGAGCATCTGCAATTTCCTTTTCAGTTGTTTGCTTAAAGTTGTCCTCACGTTCCTTGTTGGCTTTTTCTTGGTCTGCCTTTTGTTTATCATAGAACGCTGTACGTACCTTTTCAAGTTCGGCATCACGCAGGGTTGCAATTTGCTTTTCCGTGTATCCTTGATTTTTCAACTGCGTTACCTTTGTGGCGAAAGCCGCATCAGCCGCTTTGATTTGTGCATCAAGAGTGGATTGGTCAAGTGCCAACATCGTGGCATTGATTTCGAGCTGATTTTGTTTACGCTGCTCGGCAAGTTCACGTTGTTTTTGTGCAAGTTCCTCACTCTTTTTTAGTTCATCTTTTTTCGCTTTTGTTGACTCGGCTGCACGCTCGCTGTCTGCCTTTTTTATTTCCCTGTCAGCTTTATCACGGAACTGTTTTAATATGGCCTGTTTTTGTGCCTCTGAAAGTGTTTCATCTTTATTGACCTCCAATACCTTTTTTTTGTAATCAAGGTTTGCTTTGATTTTACGATTTGTATAAGCATCATATTTGTCACCATTCGCCTCTAAAAATGTTTCTGTTTGCTTAATGCTTTTTTCGGTATCTTTTAGCATCTTGTCCGTCTGACGTTGTGCTTCACTTGTAATACCTATCCAATCTGTTATTGCATTAATTACATCGCCTATTCCATTTGCCAATGCTCCAAATGGGCTATTTTTAATCCATGCAGATACCTTTTCAAAATTAGCTATTAAAGCAGCAACACCAGCAACTAACAGTCCAATACCAGTTGCCATCATAGCACCTCTCAGCGTTGTAAATGCTGTAATGACCTGCGTTTTAATCGTGGTAGCCATTGCCCCAAATGAGTTCCGCATATCCAACAACTGCTGTATACCCTGCGAAAAGGCAATCGCACCCTGAACCTTTGCAAGTGTCTTTTGTGCATCTTCGCTTTCAGCACCAAATAAGGCCATTGCACCAGTGGCAGCAGAAATACCGCCTGCAATACCTTGCGTAACGCCTGCAATCGCTTGGAATTTATCGGGGTTTAAACCTGCGACACGCTGCTGGAAGTCGCCCATTTCATCTTTCAGCTTGGCAACCTTTTGCGCTGCTGCCGTTGCTTCGGGTGAGAACTCACCAAACTTACGGGCAAGCAATACCGCTTCGGCTGTGGCCTCCCTAATTTGTGTTTTCAGCGACTTTACGCTTTCCGTGCCTTTGGTTTTGGCCTCTAAATTTATTGCTACTGTTGTTTGTGCCATTTTATTTCTTTGATATTACTCTCCATTGTGTGCCGTCACTGACTATTTGCACACATTCATAGTGTCCTGTTATTACATACGTTGCCCCGTCGTCAATCGTTTGTGCTTCATAGGGGTTGATTGTAAGCGAATGTGCTGATGTGTTTTTATAAACATAGTATGCCTTACTTATACAAGTGGTTGCATCAGGTAAATTCAGCGTGGTGTTTGCCGTGCAATCCATGATGTAGATGTCTTTGTATAAATCAGCAGTTACCGTTGTGGCTGCGGTCAACTGAATACGGTTGGTGCTGAAATTTTCCTGTGTCATGCTGTGGCCTTGTAACCACACTTCATCACTTTGAACATTTTGAACACCCTCGCCGATTACGATGCTGCGTTCGCTGCCGGGCAAAAAGGATGTGCCACTGGTTGCAAATGCGGCGTTTGCCCTGCCGTAGTTGCTGACCGCATCCCCAGCAACTATGCCATCGCCAGCTTGATTGAATTGCCCAAGTGCAATGCCTTTATCTCTTATGACTTTACCTTGATTGTTTGCACCATCGTAGGGGTCGTATTCCTCTTGTCCGCTAAATATGTTACCATTTTTACCACCACCACTAACGCTGCCTGTTGTGGCTGTAAATGTTGGCCCGGCTTTAAGGAATAAGAACTCGCATATATTGACCGAAGGGTTGATTGGGTCATAGTCCTCAATCTTATTTAACCGGAAATAATTGTTGTCAAAAAAGTACAAGTCACGGAATGACAACTTTTCCATGTCCCCTGGGGTAAGATAAAATTTACCTTTTACAATCTTGCTGTCTTTGTCTGTTATTTCTTGCAGGTATTTTGACCAATACTGATTTGTCAAATTGTTATTTGTAATCGGTGTACGTGCAGGCAGTCCGATATATTTAGGCATCCCAAAATTGATATCATAAGTAGAGGTTAGTGGTGTATCAAAATGACCGATGTAGGGATAGATTGTTTTGGTTGTTGTACTTGGTGTGCTTGCTGATGTTTTTGCCCCTAAATAAATTGTATAGCTGATGCAGTTTTGTTTTGCGTATTGCAATATACGCAATTTACCTGCCTTGCCGTCTTTGTTGTCGGTTGAGTTACCTGCAAAGTATTTGTCTGGCTCATTGACTGGTTTTACAATCAGTGTAGGTTGGAAGCCGATTTCAATTTTCTTTTCATCCTTAATAAAATCATTGTTTATTACAATAGTTCTGTCGCCATAAATTCTGTCAAACTCCTGTTTATACGCATTGTTATCATCATCATCGCCCTCTGCATAGGTAAATAAATACTTGCTTGCATCCAATTCGCCCATTGGTACAATTTCAAGCGGCTGTGATATATCTCTTTTTTGTGTCCAATCCCTCACTGTGTTAGTATAAAATTCCTCACGGGGCAAAATGGTGAGTGTTTTATCTATATCGGTAGGTTCAATATAAAGATTAAACATTGTAAACAGCCATTTCAAAAATTCACGCTGCTTTGTATCGCCTGTAAAAAACCCTGCAAAATCTAATGGCTTGTTGTATCCCCAACCCATATCATAAATCTGATTAAAAAATCGGCTGTTGGTTTTTTGCGTATAGGTATAGGTTAGTGCTGGAAATGTATTTGTGGTGTAATTGTAAACATATTGCAATTCCAGCTCAACCGTGTCGCCAGAATTTAAGTAAATGAAATTGACTGGTAAAATACTATCAAATGTAACACTTCCAGCGCTTGCAATTTTACTCTCTGAATATAAAATCCTTGCTGCGTTGCCATTTATTTTTAACTCATAAATAGAGCCATAAGCATCACCATTGGTTAAACCTGATACGGTTGCCTTATTTACAAAAAACAAATCATAAATACCCGAATAGTCATTGGTATATACCCCGGTTGTTGTGTTATATTGATTTGATGGATCGCTATTTTCGGCATTAAAAATTATTTTATCTAATGGCAAAACCACAATATCGCTGCTTCTTTTGACGTCAATAGTTCTGTCCGCAACCGCATCTTGTGTCAATATCGGATAACGTGTCGGACAAGGTATCACCATTCTTTTAAATTCAGGTGTATTGAAAAAACTGCCCGATGTATATGAATAACCAGCACCACTGAATATCTTGTCAACTACTGTTTTTGCGTAAAGGCAAATTGTCATATCCTCGGTGTTCAAGTTTTTGTAATCGGCATAAGTGCCGTCATCCATCCAAGTATAAACGTAGCCGTCACCAATCGGGGCGTTACCACTAAAATTTACAAATGCACTTCCGTTTTTAATTATGCTCGTATCCCACGAATTAAAAATGTTAGTGTCGCTGATAATGTGGTTGTATTCGCTAAAATCTAAATTTATAAGTTTTTCATCGGCAATCTTAGCGAATAGGTCAGCCAGTTCCCCGTGCATTGAGCATTCATACTCAATTTGATTTAGGTCATTGACCTTTATACCCAACAACCTGATAAAACCCTGTATCTGTGTAACCTCATCAACTTGCAAGATTGCATCGGCTTTCAAGTTAGGGTTGAAATCAGGACTGAAATTCGTGGCTGATGTATTGCGTATGCTCAAATTCAAATCAAACAAGTGGGTAAACAGCTTGTTGTTTGCCTTTGTGCCGGGCAGCGTGAATGTCTTTGACCAATCAGAACTGCGGCTTTCGGGTTCCCGAATATCGGCAATGGATTTGTTTATCAGTATTCCAAAATCACTCGGCAGGTCAACACTCACCCCACCGCATACTAATCTTACGTTGTTCATGCGTTTTGCAACCTTTCCGGTTCAGTATATTGGACAGTAATTTTCAGATTATTCGGGCCGTCGATATCGTCAAACACCTCATAACTTGTATCGGTTATGTTAACGGGGATGTTGCCCAAAAAGACAACAGGCGATGCAATCAAATCCTGCAACCATTCAAATTCCGTTTCATTCAGCCAGTTGGTGTTCAAAGTTACCTCACGGGTTTTTTCAACAGCATAGTTGGTGATACCGTGTTTACTGGTATCGTATGAGTATATGTTGCCAGACAGCGTGTAGTTATTCCGCTTGAATTGCTTTCTGCTGACGTTGTACTTGTCTTTTGATGCCATGCTGCACCGCACACTTTCAAAGCCGCCTAATGGGTTTAAAAAGTATAAATACTGCGGGGTGTATTTGCTGCACTCTTCCACCACGTCAAAGCGGTAAAGTTCGCTGCCCAACTGACTGCCGCTATCAATCGCCTGTATGGTGTAGTAATCTGTTGATGCTGGTATCACATTGCCAGCCGTTCCGCTTGTAAGGTTGCCTGCGGTGATGTCATTGAGGTTATCAGGGCCAGCAGGGCATCTAAGTAAGAACTCGGACTTTTCGCCTGCATCGGTGAAGTTATTTTTTATCTGTGATGTGGCAAGCAATGAGCCAGCAGCGTTGTATGCTTTTACTTGTATTTCGGTTGCCGCACCTACCGCACCCCTTAAAAAGTAAAGGTAGTCGGTTTGTGCAAGTGATACACGCCTTGTCCGTACACGGGTAAGAAACTTTGGTGTGGTGCTTGGGTAGGTGATTTGATATGTGGCTGTGGTTTCACTGCCGTACAAATTAAACAATCCGTTCCACACATATTTACCCGTATCACTAGCAAGGGTTAGGTATTCCGTGCCGCCATATTCCTCGCCAAATTCCACGCTATATGCTAAATAACTGTTTGTGCATTTGCTGATTGATGCCAGCGATTGGGTAAAGTCATACGTCACATAATTTTGCAAAATTCGTGACAGATTAAACACCGCTTTGTCAGTCGTGCCGTGAAAGATAGGTGCTTTCAGTTTTGCGATTACCACATTGGATGCGTTTTTTACGACCGCCACAAATTTAAAGTTCGGCTGTGCATAGTTGGTGGAAGTTACCACATAGGAAATATCGGAATACACGGGAGCCACATCAGCAGGTTCCCTATTAATTGTGATTGCCATTAATAATAAAAGTACCTATTTGGCTATCTCGGTAGTGACAAATGCTGAAATACGCAACCCGGTAATGTCGGATAGTTTCTGTGCAATGACATCCACGTTTTGCTGGGTAAGTACATCGGCTATAAATCCAGAACCCTTGTAACCAAACCTTTTGATTGTGCCTTTGCTGTGAATTTTACGCGCAATAGCAATAGCCATTGATTTACGCAGTTCAAGTACAGATTGACCGCTTTGCCCTTTTGATTTGCGAACTGGAATGCCCTTTGCAGAAATCCATTGTTCTAAACTTTGTACGAGTGTCGGTTTGCTTGCAGTGGTTGTTTTGGTCGGCCCTCTTCCACTTTCTACCCATTGGTAGTAATCAGCCATTTCGATTGCAACCGTAATACCCTGTGGGGTGACACTTGGAAAATCAGCCCTAATGCTCTGCACAAGATTGCCTGTTGCTTTGACACCCTTTTCCATTGCTGATTGTTTCAGCTTGTCAATAATGACTTGTGCAACCCTTTCCATCGCATCACCAAGCACAGAGCCGCCCATACCTGCGGTGGCTTCATCAATGCCGATTGTTTTTAACAAATCATCCAAACGGGCTAAATCTGCCTTGCTTATGTTCATTGCACCGGGTGAGGGGATCGAACCCTCGTCCACCATCTTTGAATTGCTATTGTAGTGCCGCTCAAAGCAACCCGTTATCCGGAATGGAGATGTTACCTATTATACACTAACCCGGCAAGGCCGCAACCTCACTAATAAAAGTAGGTCAAATCATTTCCTGCAATAAGGCGATTTGGTACACGCTGCTATCTTTGGCGGATTTTGCCCCTTGTGCTGCTGCATTAAGACGCTCGGTCTTTGCCCGTTGTTTTTCATTGTGGAACGATACCGCATTGAGAAACTCCACCAACCCCATATTTAAAAAGAAATCCCATTTGGTGCGGTCACCATTTGCCATGCCGTCTATTGTTTTGAGCCATGCGATTGCTGGGCGGTCTTTTCTGCGTGTATCTTCCTCAACTTCTCCACTTCCTGCTCTAAATATACTTGGGTAGCTTCGAGTAATTCCGGCAAGCATAGAGAAAAAAAAAGCGTGTAGGCGTATGCAAACGATATCGGCATCTTCTCCCTGAACTGGGTAGCAATCTTTTCAAAGTCATCTGTCTTGACTTCCTTGCGCTTGGGTGGGAATATCCGGTAAGGCACACACAGGGCCGCCATAATCATGTGCAAGTTCTGCACCCACTTATCCTTTTCGGCAAACAAGTCCTGCACCATGATAAACTGATGCGCTTGTAAGTGGTGCTGGTTGGCTGCGAATTTATACAGCGTGTTGCCGATGCGGAAGCTACCAACGTTTTTTGCAGTAGGAAGTTCTGCCATGAATGCAAGTTTCGCTAATGCTGCCGTGATGTCCACGATGCGCATCTCCTCAATTTCGTCCAGTTTTTTATTAGATAAAATGGACAATGTTTTGAGCTGATTGTCAAACGATGGCTCTGTCAATAGCTGCAATTCCTGAAACTGCGCTATGCTTATTTCATTCCAATTCTTTGGTAATTTCATTTGTTACCTCCGTATGTTTGTATAATTTCTTGCCACTCCGATTTCATAAAGTAGTATTTACCTCCGTAACATCTGTTATCAATTAGAATACAAGCATTATCATGAGTAAATCCTGTACACTTACCAATAACTCTTTCAGGGTGTAATTTTGAAACAATATCATCCCCTATTTGATAATTAATCTCTGTATGATACATTTCTGTTGCCGGGCTTATAAAATATGAAAAGTGTCTGTTCAATTCATTATCATACACTTCAAGAACTGTTGATTTTTTATTTCCCATACCACAAATATACAAAATTAAATAATAACAAATACACCCTTTTTATTCTTTTGGCTGCAATACCGAGCAAGTGCCAACGCACAAACAGCATCATCGTGCAACCCTGATGGGGCAGAATAACGCAACCCGGTTGCCGTGTGTTCAAATTCAAAGTTACGCATTTCATCTGCGATTATGCCTTCGGGGAATTTAATCAGCCCAGCGTGAACATCGGCTGTCAACTGCTCCATCATTTGTTGCTTGCTTACTGATGTGAATTTCACACCGATTGCACGAGGACAGACACGCTGTATTTTCTCAACAATAGGGTCACCTACCCCGGTGCTATCCAATGCCGCAGGTGTGCTGCCAATGGTACGAATAATTCGCTGCTCTGTCTGCGCCCAGTCCTTTTGAAAGCGGTCAAAATAGCACACCCGGTATTCGGAGTCAAGGCCAATGATCACTGTGTAATCGCTATACTTCGCCAAATCTATACCAAACCATTCGGTATTGGCGGTGGAAATCGGTGCGATGCACTGCGAAATATACGACAATCCAAATGGGTTACTACCATCCTCGGTTGGTTCGGCAAGGTACAACTCCGAAAAGATATGCTGTGGCAAATCCCTTTTTGCCTGTTCAACTTCCTCAAATTTAAGGATGCCAGCGTTCACACCGTCGTATGCGGTGATTTTGTGGAACTCGTAGTTTGGTTCTCCCATCCTTGCCCGTTCACTTAACTTATATCCCCAGTTCTTTTTGCCCTTTACGTTCCCGATTAGTTTGCACTTGCCCTCTGTCTTGGTCAGGGTTGAACGTAAGGCGAACCATGCTTCTTCCCTTGCCCTTGTGAACTCGTCAAACACGGCTGCATACACATCGTCACCATAAAGGTTGTCGGGCTTCTCTGCTGACTTGAATTGAATGATGCCACCCGTTGGCGTGGTCAGTCGCAGTTTGCTTTCATTGACTTTAAAAAATGATTTATCAGTCACTTGTGTACGCATCCTGTTAAATGCAATTTCGGCCTGCTGATACACCGGTGCAACCCACCACACTGATTGATTTTCTTTGAGTGTCAATGCCTGCTCAAATAACCAAATAATATGCGATGCCGTCTTGCCTACTTTGGTGGCGGCTGCTGTAATCGTGTACCTTGCATGGCTGTCTAATATCCTGCGTTGGTAATCGGTTACGAATGGTCGCTTATATTGGATGTGCATTTGTAAAACTCCAACCTGTGGTTGTTAATTTTATCGAGGTCGTGATGCTCTTTGCAGTAGTAGAAATTGTTGTCTCCCAAAATCTTTGCACTTTCCTGACTGTCTAAAAAATGCTTCATTGATTTATACCACGCATCGGGGGTGTTGTCCGTGAAATGCACCCCGTAATTTTCAGCATGGTTAATATATGGGTTTACATTTGAGGCAATGACTGGCAACTTATAGGTTGCCGCTTCAATGATTTTCAGTTCCGATTTGCACCCGTTCCACTTGGTATCTTCAAGCGGTGCAAGTGCCACATCAAACAAGCGGTAAAAATTGCCGTACTCGTTCGGGGCTTGTGCTGCTGATACAACCACCTGCGGTCTAAGCACACCACTACCGCCATTGAACTTGTAAAGGATGCTATCCCATACGTAATTGTTCGGCATCCAACCGCAAATGACAAAGCGGACACGGTCGCCATACTCATCACATATCCGGGCAATAGCATCCGAAATAATCATGATGTCGTTTGAGTGAGTAAGGCCACCCACCCAACCGAATGTAAAAACATCACGTTGTTGCGGTGCTGACAACCAATGCTCATCTGTTGTGTCCAATGCGTTGGGCAGTATCTCCACGTTTCTGTTCAACTTTCGCAATTCAGCAGCCAGTTGAGGTGTGGTGGTGGTCACCCCGTCAGCGTATCGGATGGCATCGACAATAGCTTGCTTCAATTTATGCTCACGGAAATACTTATACGTTGGGTGGAACTTCGGCAATTCCCAAAAGTCGTCAATGTCGATAATGTATGGGATATTGTGCTTCGCCAAGTAGTGCAGGATTTCGTAGTGGTCAGCACCCAGCCACCGGTTGAATAATACAAGGTCATATTTATTTAAATTTGGTAATCCTGATTTTACAAATTCCTGCGACACTTCCACCTCTATTTGGTCTGCATGGTCAATTTGCAGACGTTTGAGTGGTACATACAGGCGGTGGTATTCAACCCCACCCATGCCATTCCATAATGCGAGTACTTTCATATTTTGCAGGTTTTTATTTCTCGCCAAAGATTAAGAATTGTGCGGCTTTTGATTAGCATCAGGTGAAATTGTATCATCCTTAATGTTTTGGCTCTGTTTTTTAAAACGTGATATTTTCTTTTCATTTGCTTATATTTGCACCAACAAAAAACAAGGGGTTGTGATTTGTGAAACCCACTGGCGAAAGTTGGTGGGTTTTTTTATTCTCCCAAATCTAATGTGATTTTAATTTCACCGCTCACGGTCTGGTTCACATCAGCAGTTTCCTTTGGCTTTCCGTACACACGGGAGAGTAGCGTTTCAATGGAATACAAACTGCCTTTTTCAAGGGACTTCCGCATAGCGTTGGCAATGGTCTTTTCCAATATGGTGGCCTTTGGGTTCTGCCATACTTCTTTCAGCTCGTCTAAATCCATTGACAGCATGGCTTGGATAGTGTCTTCAACCTCCACGCGCTTATATCCGTGTTCTTTCAAAAGGGTGACATACTTCTTTGGTCTACCCTCTAAATTTCTTCTTTCGTCTTCGCCTTTCTTAAAAGGCTTCAAGTTTTGTTCATTTGCCATATTTCACAGATTATTCACAGATTAGACACTTTTGCCACAAGTCGGGCAACTTTCCTTTTCTTCCTTTTCTTCGGGTGCTTCGGGTAGATGCAATCCCCACTCCGCTAACTCTTCCGCATCCCATTCATTGGCGAGTGCATCCATATCCCATTTGCCATAATGGGTGTTATCTTTAATCAGGAACTCATCACGCTGCTGTGCTGTCCAATCATCAGCCAATACAATGGGAACTTCCACCGCCCCGATGTCGCACAATGCACGATAACGCTGATTGCCACCGAGAATAACATAGCCACCCATGTCGGATGTATAGCAAACTAATGGCCGGGCAGTTAGCATTTCAGGGAATTGCATCAGCGACCTTTTAAGCAATGCAAAATCATCAGCCGATATTTGGCGTGGGTTGTTTGCGTTTGGTCTTATTTCGGTTAGTTTTACCCACTGCATATTTTTTTATGATTACTTCGATGCTAAATTCTCCGTTGTTGTGTTCCTCTGGTTTGTCTGCGTTGGTTGCTGTGTCTATGACCTCTATATCCCAATACTCCTTTATGCCTGTTTGTAATAGGATGCCCTCAACACTAAAAGTATGTGGTGGCTCACATGAATAAGGCAGATAGAAATATCGGTGGTCAAGGTTCCAACGGCTCGGAAGCGTTTTTTTACGCTCGTACAAGTCCCGGTGTGGTATGCTCATGATGATATGCCCATCGGGTTTGCATATGCGATACCAATTTTGAATGGCGGTAACTGGGTCGTCAAGGTGTTCCAGCACGTGCGAAGCGTAAACGTAGTCAAAGGTGTTGTCCGGGTATTTGTCCATTGTGGTTGCATCGCAATCGTCTTTGTCGTGATGCACACAATCGGTCATGCTGATAGTGTCGATGCCGTCAAATGTATCAATTCTGCCGCATCCAATGTCTATTCCCTGACCTTTGATGTATTTTTCATAAAATCCTGACGCTTTGCGCCTTTCGTGTGCTTTAAAAGTTTCAGCCATGTATTTTTAAAATTTGTAATAGATTAACGATTGTCCACGCACCAAATCCGTTCTGCCCTGTCGGGATGACGTTGTGCGCAGTTGGGCATATTTCCACAACTCTTGGGTGTTTCATCTGCTCGGCTATTGCAAAGGCCATTGACTGGTTGCCGATAAATAGATTGCATCCCGATATTACCTGTGCGAGTTCGTAAAAATCTTTTACCGGGTAGTGTTTTATGTTTGGCAACTTGGCGGAAATCACCCGAAATTCATCAGGCAGGCCGACAAAAGTTATTCTGTCCTGATATTGACGGAGTGCAGTGTAATCAAAAGTGGGGTTGTGGTAACGGCTTGTCCGATTTAAAACAATATCAAATGCTTCGGGGCTGGGTGCTAAATCAAAGTTAATCGGCACGGATAAATCGCAGGTCAGTTCCGGGTAGATATGAAAATACCACTGTGAGATATGCCCTGTGTAATTATGAAACTTGCGGAATAGGTCAAAATTGTAATCAACTTTCTCATCATTTTCGGTTATGTGGATATCATTGATGAAATCCAAACCCCACAACAAAGGTTCCAGCATTTCAGCCATTTGCCTATTCATCTGCACGTTGCCCATCGGGTGCGACATATTGCCGTATTTGCCCGGTACGTTTATATGCAGGTACAAATCAACGGTTTCGCCTTTCAGCTCGGCAGCTTTCCGCATGGCAGGTAAGGAGTAAA